CACTAATAATCCCTTAGCTTTCATATGAGCTATTGTTGCTATTGTATAGCCACCATAAGCAAGTGTTAAAGCGATAATTATATGTTCAACTGTCTCATAATTAGACATTAAGAATTTAGCTAAGTGTATTCCACTAATCATAATGCCTTGTTGAGATTTACCTACTTCATTCATCATAATCTGAAATGAGTCTGTCAAGTTAGACATTTCACCTCGTAACGTCTTTGCTTGAATCTCCTGCATATTGTAGAACAATCCACCCTTTTCAGTAAGAGTATCAAATACATCGGCAACATCTTGATAAGATACCATTCTTTTGGTAACTCTCTCAAAAATATCTCCCGTTGTTACTATGTGTCCTTCAAGTGCTGTAAACTTATCTGCAAGTTCTCCTAAAATATTAATACCAGGTTCACTAAACTGCCTCAGTTCTTGACCTCGTAAGTAGTTAGCTGCTTTCACTTGTCCTAGGGCTAAGACCAACCTCGCCATATCAACACCAACACCAGCAGACACATCGGCTAACTTTTTGGTCGTATCATAAAGTTCTGACGCCTCAAATCTATATGCTGCTAATTGCTTAGTATAAGTAATTAAATCTTTTAATTGAAAAGGAGAACGTACGGCTAATTTAGTTAATTGGTCAAATAATTGGTCGGCTTTATATTTATTCTTTAATAAGGCTTGTAATGCAACATTCTGCATTTCAAACTCACCTCTAATCTTAGCAAGTTGAGATATAAATCTACCTGCTTGACGTACGGCAAATAAAGCTACTACCTTACCCACTAAACCATCCACAAGGCTAGACATTCCTTTGAACTTATTTTTAATCTGTTCGCCAGACTCTGCTGCACTCTTATTCGCCTTATATAACCTTTTTACTGCCTCTGCTGCTTGTGTTACCTCTTTCTTGTGTTCTCCCTCTGCTGCTTTTAATCCTCTAGTAGCTGCTAAAATAGCGTTTATCTTCTTAAGTCTTGAGTTATAAGAGTTTTCAGATAATCCCATTGCAGAGATATAATTTCTAAGGGCTTTCTCTGCTATTTTAGTCTGTGCTGTTTCTTGAGTAATAGCTTTCTTTGTGGCTACTGCTCTTAATTTCTCCTCTTTAGTAGCTGCAAGGCTCGTATTTTTTAGCTTTTTAAGCTCTGCCTCTTCTTTCTTAATCGCCTTAGTAAGCTCTTCTACGTTTTTAGTTTTAGTTTCGCTAGGGTCAGCTTTAAGGGCATTAGTGAGAAGACTTTTTAGCAACTTAATATTTGATTGGAGTTCTTTTACAGAATTTATTGAGGTAGTATAACTACTAACATCAATAGGTACGGCAACTTTCTGTTTAGCCTCTGCTTTCATTTTCTCTTGTAAAGCAAGAAGTCTATTCATTTCAGTTGATAGAGTAGCAAGATTATTAACTCCTCCAGTACCTTCAACATCTTCTCTAGCTGCTTTCAGTAAAACATCAAAAGTCTTTATTTTCTCATTTACTTGTTTAAGGTTACCCTCCATAAGTGAAAACATATCAGAAGGTATAGTTTTCTTAGCCTCTTTTGAGGTGCTCTTTAACACATCTTCAAGTTTATCTAAGTTCTGTACTATCTGAAATATCTTATCACTAGTATTACCTGCCTTAACCAAAGAATCTCCTAATTCTCCAGCCTTCTTAGCCGTTTCCTCAAACTTTTTCTGTATATCGGCATTAGTAGTATCTGCTTTTTTTGCGAGATTATCTAATGCCGTTTCGGCAGTTTTTAAATTATTTATAAAGGTTGTAACATTTACACTTAGTGCAAAACCACTAGCATCTGTGTTGTTGTCTAAACTTCCTATTGAATTATCATTAGCCATTGTATTGTATTTATAAATTAAACTATTGGAATAGAATCAAACATATGTTCATCTCTATATCTTTTTTCTCTCTCCTCGTCCGAAGCCAAACTTTCATTATGACAAAAGTCTGCATTTGCTATTTTAATTTGAGGTATTGTCATCTCCCATAGGTACTCTTTTCTTGAGCACCAAGTGTGAACTTTTAGGAAGTCAAACATCATTCCTAAGCTTGTTCTTGCGATAATACTTTTTGTTCTTCCATCGTTGTTCGACGGTCTGTCATCATCTGCAATAACATCTGAATCGACTTGGTATTCGCAAAAAAAAAGCTAACATCAAGTTTCTTTAATACTTCAAGGAATAGCTCGTATATATCTTTTTGAGAGGTATTATTCAGTATTATATCATATACCTCATCAAAGTTTCTTTCTATCTTATGTAGGTTATTTAATAAAGCATAAGTTATTATCCTACAAATAACGGGTATTTGCGTAGCCATAGCGACCATAAGAGATGCAGTCTTATCATCATTATCCATTTGCACCTCTTTTATCTTTACAGCCTCTTCACATATCTTTATTAACGTACCATTCTTAAGTGCTGTAATCTCAAACTCTGTACCTGCTAATTTCTTAAGGGTTGGTGTGTCTGCCATAACCTCTACTAATTTAGCACGTGCTTTATCTGATAATTTATCTGTATATTTCATATTTGTATTGTATTATATTAAAAAAGGGCAAGGACGTTTTATCCCTGCCCTAAAGGTTTCTCATAAGTTAGCTACTCTATACTGCTGCTGGTAAACTAGCTTTACCATCTGTATGGATATAGAAAGGAGACTTAATTGTAGTTTCAGAACCTTCTTCTCCTACTGAAATAGTTTCTTTGTACGCTGTTCCAGAGATAGCACCTAAAACTAATCCAGTCTTAAGTGATGCACCTGTAACTTTAGTATTTACCTTAACCTTAGGTATTACAATAGTATCATCAGAACTATCAAAAGCAAACTCAAATTTACACCAAACTGCTGTATATGAGGCAGGTGCGTAAAGGTTGCCATCAGAACTTAAGGTATAACCAAAAGCATCTGTTAGTAATTCATCTGGAATTACTGCTGAATTTAGAGTGACAGAATATTTACCAAGAGTTACACTTTCATAAATATTATCATCTGAAGTTTCACATTCTGTTTCATTGATAGTAGGATCTGCTTGTTCTATGTTTGTAGAGTCTGCTACTACATCTTCTAATTCATAAGATTTACCAGTTCCTAGCTCATCTTCTGAATCCCTAACCGTTAGAATGACTCTGGTTAGTTTTCCTAATTTTCTTTTACTTGCAAAAGCTGTTATTGTTGCCATATTATTTATATTTATTAATTTATATTTTTATTTAAAAACTGATACTTGAAGTTTAATCACATTACAGTAATAAGGTAAATCACCTAAAGGTTCTGTAAATGCACTAACTTTTCGTAACGTATATGTTTTGTTTTCATCTTGAAAACTTTCTATAATAGTATCTAATTTATCTTCCATTTGTTTTAATAAATTAGAATTCTTAGTATCTCCTATATTCTTTGCACATAAATGTATAAGGACGGAAACCTTAGGAACTACCGTATAGTTTATATCTCCTATAATGTCTATCAAAACTAAAGAATCATCTTTTGTTTCTTCCAATGCACTGGGGATAAAACCAACTCGCACATTATCAAGAACTACTGCTATTTGTGAGTATAGGAAATCCTCTATACTCGATATGTTTGCATTTTTATTGAATCTATCCATAACTTGATACTTTTCCTTTATATTTGATTGCTAAACTATTTACTTCGTCTGACAGTATTGTTTTGAACACTGCAAATCTTCTACTATAACGATTAGGGTCTTCTACAAATTTACTATAAAACATTGCAGAGAAAATGATAAAAGTTACTTTATCCTCATCTACTAAACCTCTAAGCCTTCCTATTTCTTTAGCTATCTCATCATTTGCATCTACATAAGTTCCATAATATTTATGTTTCCTTCTAGATATATTTGGCGTTCTATTCATTGCCATTATCTTTCCACCATAAAATATTACGTAAGCATATCCAGAAACAAGATTATAGGTTTGGTTTTCATAATCCTTACGTTCTAGTAACTCTTCAAGCATCGCATCTCCTTTTCTACTTAGTTCTGAAACTAAGAACGATACATTGTTCGTAGCTCCTGCACTTCTTATTTTTAAGTTCCAATACTTATTCATAATTAATTATCTATATCTGATAAATAAATCTTTACTCCTAGCTGCGATGGAAATATAGCTAATACTTCGCCATTTACTCTTAATCCATACACATCAGCCTCAAAAGTATCTCCTCTCTTTATTGATATATCTTCTTGATAATCAAAACTAACAACGTACTTAGAACCTAAAACAGTAGTGCTTGCATAAGCAGAGGCTTCTGTTACATCACAATTAACTGAAAGAACTTCTATTTCTTTTATCTTCTCACTAGCAGGAGCAGAAGGCAAAATAATCGGTTTAGTTTCATAAATATTACCATCACTATCTCTTAAGTAATCATCACCAATAGGGTAAGGAAAATCATCATTATTTAAGGATGATATATCAATCTCTCTAGTGAATTTTCCTTCATAAGGATATGTTTTAATAATATTCATATTCTGTTTCGTCTATTTCTTTTATATACCCTCCTGATTGGGTCATCTCTGCTAATTTCGGGTCGTTATACTTATTATATATAGAAAATATAGTATTGTAGAGTATTTCTCTGTCTGATATAACTTGACTACCATAACTCTGTGAAAATCCACTATGTGTTTGAGATATTGAAGCCGTGGTAGTAGGTGCAGTATATGCAACTAATAGTAAATCAGCTTTCATTAAATCTTTATCCTTAGTAGAGAGAGTACTATAATCAGTAATATCAAGAGCACCACGTTCTGTGGCAACTCTTGTATATACATTGTCCTCAAACTGGAAGGCTGTTAAGCCTTTTAAGTAATCTACAATATTAAATTCCATTAGTCGTTGGCTTTACTTGCGTTAATACACCAGTAATTATTCCATGTAGATAGAACAGGTTCATATGTTCCTAATACCTCTGTATTATAAGTAGGTAATCTACTATTGTCAATTCTAATACGGTTCATAGATTTAAGCAATCCACCATCTAAAGTTGCTATTGCAATGTTAGCAAAACCGTCTAAAGTATTATACTCATCAGTAATTGCCCATTTAGTAACACCTTGTTCTCCTGCAGGAGATAGAACTACAATATTGTCTTTCCATCCTTTCACATTCATGGTTGTGTTAGAACCAATTATTAGTGATTGTTGGTTAATTATCTCAATTGGGGGTATAATATTTCCTACTGCTGCATTCCATTTATTATAACTATCTGAAGTTACCATAGCCCCAGAAGGTACTACATTTCCGCCTAATTGTACAAAATTAGTAACGGTTTCTTTCACTTCGTCATTCTTTAAGAAAACATTATAATAGAAATCCTCTGTCATTTTTAATGATAAAGCTCCCTCATAATCTTTCTCGTCTCTGAAATCTTGTACTAGATTTCTAATATCAGTAAGTATTGTCGCAGAACTATCAGCTGTCCAAGCTACATCACCACAAGCAACATCTCTATCAGCTGCATCTAGTTCATATTCAGTTGTTACTGGTAGGTCATAACCGAAATCTTTATAAGCACTATTGGTAAATCTACCAGTACTCATTTTCTGTGCAGCCATTTCATTAAGCAACATATAATGAGAACGGATTATAGAATCTGTATTAATCACATATTGTTTAAATAAAGGAGCATCACTACCAATCTCTTCAGCTAATTTATCAAAGCCTTGTTTTTCAGTACCATTCATATGCCAACCGTCACCATAATCTCTTATAGAGCCGTTTCTTATATCCATACCTTTAACGTCCTTAGAAGGTAGTTCAGAACCTTTCGCTCTTGCGATTGCGTTATTAGCACCTTGTTTCTCTAATGCAGTAATTGAATATACAGCTGCACCAGTTCGTGGGTCGTTTGTTGATGGAAGTGAATCTATTGGGAAGTATTTCTTAAACATCATGTTTTCATATTTATCTACCCAAGTGGAATCCACAAATTGTTGGAATATATTACTATCCTTATATAGGTCTAAGAATGCTGATTTTAATCCACTATCGTCAGCATTGTATTTTTTTTCTACTTTCATATCTGTTTATTTTTATATTTTAAAGTTCGTAATATTCGTCGATAGGACATTTGTTTTCTGGAGCTATCTTAGGTACGAATACCCTATTAGCCATTACAGTGCAGTGATAATAAGGAGTTACAGTTTTAATTCCATGTGTATTATCTAAGTCTTCATCAGTTAAATCAACTGGAAGTTCTTCACTTGATTTGAAGATACAATTGACTTTTGTTATCTTTGGAGCTACTGCATCACCAGCTTCTGCTGCCTCTACAAAAATATCGCCCTTTGATGCTGTGCCTAAAGCTCCAGCCTCAATAGTTACTTTATATACGTTCATATCTTTACTATCAATAGTCATTGAAGTTCTCTCTAAAGAGCTACAAGCTACTGCTTTACCTGTGCTATCACTAGCCTCTGGTTCTGCCATAATAAACATATCAGAACGTAATCTATGACTAAATCCTGTATCATAGAAATATACTTCTGTGTCTTCTGCTGCTAAGTCTTGAGCTAATTCAAATTGGTTAAGATGATATATTAATCTATTTTCATAGTCATAATATCCAAAATCACCAGCAAATATAGCATCGCCTTTTTTCATATCGCCTGATAGAACACCACCGACATAAGGTTCAGCTGTTGGGGCATTTTGTTTAAATACCCATTTCATTCCACCAACTCTTGCACGTTGGCTGATTACTAATCTGTTTAATGTTATATTCATTTCTTTTTTCGTTTAAATTTTATCTACTATACTTTTAAATTGAGAGAAGGTCTTTTTGTAGTCTTTATTTTTACCTCCCTTACTTCCACCAAGTGGTGTATTGTTTCCAGTTGCACCTTTTGTGGCGTTATAAGTTTCTATTAAGATTTTAGCTATTTCTTCCACATCAGAGTCTTTATTTACATTGGTGATAGCTAAATATTTGTCTATCACTTTAGAGTCTAGCTTTTCATCTTTAAGCTTTTTCTTTATCTCTGTTTTTTTACTCTGAATAGTAGCTTTCGCTATATCTTCTGCTCTTTCTTTTTCGAGCTTTTCTACTTTCTCTAAAAGTTTCTTTAGGTTAGGGTCTTCCTTACCTTCTTTTTTACTTTCTGAGTTATTACTTTCTTTACTTGCTATCTGTTCTTTTAATGCTGCTAATTCGGCGTCTTTCTTTTCTTGTATAGATTTAACTGATACAGAAACATCATTACGCACATTAGCACTTGCAGTATTAAAGATTGGAAACGATTTTTCAACAAAGTCATTTAATTCTCCATCTTCACCTGCTAAACTTGGCATTAAAACATCAAGCATTTCATTTATTGACCTTTCCGACATTCTTAAGGGTTCTCCTTTCTCTGTCAGTTTACTAACAAGTTCTTTGCTAGCCTCTTCTTTTGTAAACTTCATATTTTATGTATTTATTTTATGTAATACAAAAATAAGTAAAAGTTTTATAGAATCACTATTTTTACCCTTATATATCCTGCCTAAGGCATTAAGTAATAGAAAGTTATGAGGTTAGTAGGTTTTAAATTATTATCTTTGTACTAATAAATTTTAGACGATATATATGGGTAATATTAAGATAATAAAACCATTTCCGGGATTCCAAGAGAGGTTCATTAGAAGTAATGTAGATGTGGTCGTTGGTGGAGGTGCTCTGAATGTAGGCAAGATGCAACCTCTATTTAGTAAGATACTAACTCCTAATGGATGGATAACAATGGGAGATGTAAAGATAGGTACAGAACTTTATGCTCCATTCGGTGGTAAATCCTTTGTAACTCAAATATTTCCACAAGGAGTTAAAGAGGTTTACGAATTAGAAACTCTTGATGGAAGAAAAACACTTTGTGGGTTAGAGCATCTATGGAATATTGTTAGTAATAGACAAATAACAAAATATAATAAAGACAAAATTAACCGTTGGGATACAGTTAAAACAGAAGAAATTATAAAAAGATTAGATGAGGGAAAAAAGATTTATCTACCTATTGCAGAACCACAAGATTGCGAAGATAAACCCTTTAAAATTGACCCTTATATATTAGGGGTAATTTTAGGAGATGGATGTTTAACGGGGAATATAAAAAACTCAACTTGCTTAAAAATCTCTAATAATGAACCAGATATTATAGAGAAAATAGCAAAGAAACTAAACACTCACTATAAGTTACATGGGAATAAGAGTTATACAAATATTGTTTATTCTGATTGGATAAATAAAGAGATTGTAAAATTAGGAATCAATGTATATTCGCACGAAAAGTTTATCCCTAAGCAATATTTCTTTGGCTCTAAGAATCAAAGATTAGAGCTATTAAAAGGTTTAATGGATTCAGACGGGAGTATTAGTGAGAGAAACTCTTTTTCTTTTAGTACTTCAGCCCCTCAATTAAAAGATGATTTTGTACATCTTTGTAGAAGTTTAGGGTATAATGCAACCTTAGTGGTAGATAAAAGAACAACATATAAATCTGGAGCGTGTTGGAAGATTACAGTTAGAACTAATGACATTGTATTTAGTAGTAAGAAAAACTTAAGTAGATGGAAACACAATTATGAGAAATATCAAAAAGGTAATAAACGTTGTAGAAAAAACTCTTTTTTAAGAGTTAAATCTGTAACTAAGGTTGGTGAATATCCTTGTCAATGTATAATGGTTACCGACAAAAATAACCTTTATGTTACTGATGATTACCTTGTTACTCATAATAGTTTTGCTGCTTTACTATCTATTGCAGAGTACCTTAAAATACCCGAATTTAGAGCAGTATTCATAAGAAAGAACTTAGCAGAGGTAAAAGTAGCAGGAGGTTTGTATGATGAGGCTAAGAAGTTATATGGTAACTTTTCAGATAGTAAGGGTTCTGATAGTCCTCGTATTACTTTTCCAAGTGGTGCGTGGATAGATTTCACTCACGCAAATGATGAGAGAGAGTCGCAATTTCTAGAGCGTGTAAAAGGTTGGCAGTATGATTATGTTTATTTGGATGAGGCTACCTCTTATCAGTTCTCAACTATAAGATTGATTATGACCCGTAATAGAGGGTCGGCAGGAATTGGAAGTAAGATAAGGATGACCACAAACCCACATAACAAACATTGGATTAGGACAATGGTTGATTGGTATATTGGAGATGATGGATTTATTCGAGATGATAGAGATGGATGTGTTAGATATTTTTACCTAACGGGAAACACAGTGGAATCGATAGTTTGGGGTAACTCTAAAGAAGAGGTTTATCTTAAATGTAAAGAGGATATAGATAGAAAGTTAAAGGCTGTAAATGGAGGACAATTAAGTTTTACATACGAGAACCTTATTAAGAGTTTTGTCTTTTATAAAGGAAAGATTTCAGACAACCTTTCTGTTGGTAAGAATAAAGATTATATTGGCTCTATTGCAGCGTCAGGTAGTGTTTCAGGACAGCAACTACTAGAAGGTAACTGGAATGTTGATCCTATGGAGGCAGAGGGAGCATTAATACCCTCTTCTGTTGCAAATGGAGTTTTTCAGAACACACCACAAGTGAATGGTGATAAATGGATAACAATTGACCTTGCAGAAAAAGGCACAGATAATTATGTAGCTTTAGTGTGGAATGGTTTTGAGATTATAGATTATACGCTAATGGGTAATAGTTCTCCAAGATTAAATGCTACAAGGGCAAGACAACTACAACAAAAACACGATATAGCAGACAGCCACGTTATATACGATGCAACGGGAGGTGGTACATATATGAATGACTACATCCAAGAGGCTATACCTTTTATATCTAATAGTAGGCCAATAGGAAGAGAATCACTCAACCACTCCTTACTAAAAGATGAGTGTTATAGTAGGCTGATATGGATGATAAATAATGATAGAATTTCATTTAAAAAGGGAATAGGGGACGAAACCTATACTCATGTAAATATCAGTCATCCAATATCTATTAGAGCAGAGTTTATGGAAGAATGTGCAGTGTTAAGGTGGAAAGAGCAGACTAATGGTAAGAAGAGGCTTGCTAATAAGAAAGAGATGAATGCAATGTTAGGCAGAGGACGTTCTATGGATTGGTTAGACCCTATGGCTATGAGGATGTATCCTATTTTAGGATGTGAGAAAGGAGAAGAGATACACTACGGATTACCTGATAAGGGTATAGAAGGAATAGAAGACTTTTACGAAGGTGGAAGAAATAGAAAATTTGATATATATAATGACGATGATTGGGCATAAGATATGAAAGCAGAAGATATAAAAAATATAATTGATTTTGCCATTGTAAACAAGTTTGAAGTTACAATGAAGGACATTTCATACGTTATTCTAGAGAATACGTACGGTGATGCTGAGATTGCTTACTACTCTATCTATGGAAAAGATAGTGGTAAGACAAATGAAGAAATAAAAGAATACGACACTTCTGATGCTATTGAGTGCATTAGAGGTTATATGTTCTCTAATAGACTGATACTATCACGTAAAGAGGAAGAGGATAGAATAGGACTAAGGAACATGTCAGCAGAAGAGAATCAAGATGGTATGATTAGACTTATTGATGAGATATATAAAGCTATGGATGAGAAGAAGATGTCTAAGAAAGACGGGTTGGGTAGGATTTCTGATATACGTACTAAATTACAAGGAAGATTTAATATAGAACAAAGCAATGACCAATTACATATAGTTGTTAATAATAAATACAATGCTGTATGTCCTTATTGCAATCACGAAATATCAATAAAAAAAGATTAAACACATAAATATGGCAACAATAAATAACATAAGAAAAGAGATGCTTAATAAGTTTTTAGGCGACCCAGAATTACTGAGAAAGAAAAGACCTTTCACACGAGGTGGTGATAGAGCTAGAAAAAACCGAAGTATGATTCAGGACTTAAAAACTGAAACTGTTCAAAGACCAATAATGAATAAAAAAATCATTACTCAACAAGAATACCTTGAGGAGCTTGACCCTGCATACCATAAAGTATTGTTTGATGAGAATGTACCTCATATTTGTATAAAAACAAATGACGGACAATATAGAGATATAGAGCATAGGAAAATGGCTCTTCCTTATCAGAAAAATATCAAAGATAAGAAAGTGTTACACCTTTGTGCTAATCCTATGAAAGACTTTATAACTATGAAACAATATTGGAGTCTTAGAAATATGGAGGGTATGAAAACTAAGATAGTTGATACTCAATTATCTTTTGGTGATGCAGGACTACTTTATTATCTTGATTATAAGGATGAAATAAAATGTAGATTAATCTCTTATTTAGAGGGGTACACTATTTGTTCTCATAATGACCCTAACGGAGATAGATTAGTAGAATCCATCTATTACGTAGATGATGAGGATAGGGAGATTATAGATAGCTACACAGACACAACGCATTATCGCCTCATTAATAAAAGAGATATTGATAATGGCGAAGAAAAGAATAGATGGGTGTTAGAATTTCAAGAACCTCACGGCTTTAGTGAGATACCTTTAATTACCAAACGTGGAGAGGTTGCTTGGGAGAGAGCACAAGGACTAATAGAGGTATTAGAGGTTATGTGGAATACTTTTACCGTCGTACAAAAAAGACATGGGTGGGGCATTTTATATGTTACTGGTAACTTTAAACCATTAGAGAAGAGTATTGCAGGTAATATGATATTACAAGATACAAGTATAAATGGTAAAGGTAGTGCAGAGTTCAAAACACCACCAAATCCTGAAAATATGATAGAGTTCTTAAAAGAACTTAAATATGAAATCCAAACAGCAAGTGCAACTACTTTTATCTTACCACAAGATATAAAGATGAGTGGTGATGTATCAGCTTTAGCTATTCAGTTATCACAATCTTTAGATAATGAGAATGCTTTACAATCAGTTATAGAATGGCAGAATGTTGCAAGTAAGATGTGCAGATTATTCAAAGAGGGTTTAGGAATGGAATTAGTAAATAAAGGAATCGACACTTCAGCAGCGACAAGATTTGCTAAGTTAGATGTAAATGCTAAATTCACGATATGGTTACCTAAATCAGAATCAGATTTTAATCAAATGCTAGCAACTCTTCATGGAGCAGGTGGAATTTCTTTACAAACTCTAGTAGAAAGCAATACACAATCTAAACCTGATGAGTTACATAGAATCAAAATAGAAGAGGCAGAGGCAGCACAAGCAGAGCTAGAGGCTACCATTGCTACAAATGAGGCTACTGTGAATATTAGTAGTTCAGAAGGGGAAGAAGAGGTAGATTATACTGAAACAGACGAAACTAATTAATATATAAACATATGGAAATAATAACCACGCTCGTTGCTATAATCGGAGGTTTAGGTGGTGCTTCTGGAATTATAGCCTTATTCACACTAAGACAAAAGAAAGACTCTTTTGCTATTGATAACCTAACTAAAATAATAGATGAGGTTAGAAAGAATCACGACCTTTTTAAGAAAGAATCTCAAGAGAAGATTAAGGGCTTAGAATCAAGACTTAATCAATTGGCTCTTAAAGATACTTTACAGACTCAATCTATTAGTAGAGGTTATAGATGCAAATATCTTTACGAATCTAAAGATAAAGATGCAAGATGCCCTATCATTACAGATTTTAGTGTGAGTCTTAAAACTATTGATAAACTAAGTAATTCTCCTAAAGATGCAACTAAGTAAAGAAGAGGAATGTCAGATGAAAAACTTAAGCCCCATATTTAAGCAAGTATTCAGAATGTTAAAACATTGTATGGATGATTTACTTTCGGGGGCTTGTAGCGAGGAGGAGCTATCAGAAGCTATCGCTAAGGTATCTCCACAAGAAAATGGATATATATGTCCATACGATTACTTAACTGTCGATGAGTGCCTTAAAATGCTAAATATGGATAGGGCACAATTCTATCAAAAGGTAGTTCATAAAGGAGGGCTTAAAAGAGAGTTCTTTAATAATCATAGTTTAGGCTATAAGAAATCAGATATAGAAAGATTTATAAGAAATAATAAATGCAAAGAAGAAAAAAGAAAACGCCGAAAGAGTGGACTAAAATACTAAACGTAAAAAAGGGTTACCATATTATTTGATAACCCTCTTTTTCTGCTCACACCTTTAGTATTCTCTTATAAAGGTAGTTCAAAATCTATATCTTCATGGTCTGTTGAGAAGTATTCGTTTAACTCCTCCCAATCTTCTTTTGTCATATCTTCGGAGCTAACCTCTTTTATACAATCCTCAAGTCCAAGATTTATATCTTTCTCTTTTTTGTCTTTTTTAAAATAGGTCATAATATTATATCTTTAAGCAAATAGTGAAAATGGAATTGCAAACAGAGAATAACCAACTATACCAGCTAATCCTCCTATTACGTCTGCAATTAAGTCGTGGTAACTAAAGACGCCATTACTAACGGAATCTTTATATTCAGCAGTCAGTCCAACTGAGATAACATTTGTTAAACTAAACACCATAGATTGTATCCAATTTAGGTGCATTAGGTCAGCTATACTTATAGTAAGTAAAGCTACAAAGAAACAAGCAAATACGTGTTTCCAATGGTTGGATTCTCCTAACCACTCTTTTAATTCTTGAAATTTTTCTTTCATATCACTTTTTTATTTATTTTATTCTCTTTGAATTATGCAAATATAATAAAAATTACTTAATAATCAATATTTATTTTTTGCCTATCGTAATTTACCGATATAGGACTATTCTCTTTAGTCTTATACGTATAGTTTACTACTCTACCGAAAGTGTCTTCGCTCGGGTCAAAATGCACTCTCGAGCCGTTTTCGAATTTATAAGTCTGCATCATCTTCTAGTTTATCCATCTCTGCTAAGGCTTGTTTCTCCTCGACTAATTTAAATAAGTCAATGTTAGCTGTTGTAAGTTTTTTGCCTACTACATTCTTATTATCCTT